ATGTGGGTGGCGCAGGCGCCCGCACGAGGCCTGCCGAACATTATGTTTTTGCAATGTTGGCAACAAACGTTCAGGAACGGCCGGCTATTTGAACAGAAACCACACACCGGTGGGAAATCGGTAGCGGATTCAATGGTCGGCTGTTGAAGAAAGCCCCTGTGTTGCTTGCTTTTCTGACATTTCGGTGTACCAAGGTATTTCATACGGTTTCATGGTTGCCCGCATTTTCTTGCTACCCCCGGGCTACCCCCCAACAAGCGTCAGGCCGGCTATTTGCAATGGCACTAAGCGATCTCGGAGTCCGTAAGCTCAAGGCACCGCATCCCGGCAAGCGGCGAGAAAAGTTTGATCGTGAGATCCCTGGTTTTGGAATCAGGGTTACCGGCAATGGCGCGCGCTCCTTCATCTTATTGTACTCGTATGCCGGCAGGCGGCGTCGATACACGATCGGGCGCGTCGGCGAGTTCAAGATTGAAGACGCTCGTGAGAAGGCGCGCGAGCTCCGAGGCCAGATCCGTCAGGGTCGCGACCCCTGTGCCGAGCAAAAAGCTATCCGCGCCACGCAGAAGGCCGCCCAGGCTATCGGCAAGGCTACACCCGCGCCCGTGACGTTCCGCCAGGCGGTGGACCTCTACGAGAAAAGGAAGCTCGGCAATCTCCGTCGTGGGCGCGCAGTCAGACAGACGATCGACAAGCATCTCCTCCCAAAATGGGGCGATTTACCGTTGACCGCGATTACACGCGATCACGTGCGGGAGCGTGTCGAGGCGCTGGTTGACGCCGAAATCCCCGAGGCCGGCAGGCGTGTGCTGGAGATCTCACAGCGGCTCTTTTCCTGGGCAATCGCCCGCGGCACCTTCGGCATAGAGGATTCGCCCTGCGAGAAGCTGCGGGCTAAAGACCTCGTCGGCAAACGGTCGCTCCGGGATCGCGTCCTGACCGATCCGGAATGGCGTGCGCTCTTCCGCGCTGTGCAGCACATGGACCCTCAGTATCGATCGATCATCGAGCTGCTTGCCCTGACCGGCTTGCGGCGCAACGAGGTCTCGGGCGCGCGCTGGGCCGAATTCGATCTCATGAAAAAAGAGTGGCTGATTCCCGGCGAGCGGATGAAGAACGGCGCCGCGCACGTTGTGCCCTTGATCCCGCGGATGGTCGAGATCATCAAGTCGTTGCCGCGCACCAGCAAGGAGTTCTTGTTTCCGAACGACCGCGGCAATCGGCCGTTCACCAGTTTCACAATGGCCAAGGTGAAACTCGACGCCTTGATGCTCGAAGAGCTCCGGCGCGAAGATCCGGAGGCTGAGCTTAAGGGTTGGGTGATTCACGATCTCCGTCGATCGATGCGGACCAAGCTTAGCGAGCTACCTGTCCCGGGCGGCGATCTCGTGCGGGAGCTTCTCCTCGCACACAAGAAGCCGGGGCTGCATCAAGTTTACGATCAAGCTGCGTATATGACTGAGCGCCGCCGGGGATACGAGCTCTGGCAGGAAAAGCTGAGCTCTATCCTGGAGAACCGCCAGGCCGACGTTATTGACCTCGCGCAACGTGCGAGTGAGGGGCATTGATTTCCGGGTTGGGGATAGCGCCGGAAACCATATTGCGCGGCCCCATGATACCCCATAAATAGCCATTCGTTCTCTAATCTTCACGGTTCGTGCCGGCACCTGTGCCGATCGCGTTCCGGGCTAAGTACTTGAAAAAGCTTGTCTGTGCCGGCGTGCCGCCAAAATGAGCCTACCACCACCAAAAGCGTGCCGACTGATCCGTAAGTTTCACGCGCTGCTTGGGTCCGACAAGGAACACGAGCGCGAGACGGCACACAAAAAGCTCACCAGCCTGCTCGCCGAGCACGGTCTCACCTGGAATGATATTCCCGCAATCCTCCTAGCCGATCGCGAGGACGATGCCGCTCCACCGCCATCGCCGCCGCCCGATCAGCCGGCAGATCCGACAGATGGATCGAACCTCAACGTGTACAACCTCGTGCACGAACTTGTGCGACGGCATATTTATGTCACCCCCGAGGAGTGCACCGCGATCGCGTTGTGGATTTTGCACTGCTGGGTCGCCCGCAGATTCACGCACTCGCCTCGGCTGGCGCTGATCTCGCCTGTGCGCGGATGTGGCAAGACGACTACGATTGCGTTGATCGAGCAGCTGGTTCCCAGTCCCTGGCGTGCAGACGATGTGAGCGCTGCGAGCATCTACCGGCAACGCCCCCTGCCGATCTTTCTGCTCGATGAGTTCGACCAAGCGATCCTGCGGAATAATTCTACGCTGAAGGCGGTGCTGCACTCCGGCTGGCGTGTCGGTGGTAGCGTCTCCCGCTTTATTGACGGCCGGTCGCAACAGCTCAAGGTTTTCACACCTGTTGCTATGGCGGCGATCGGCGCGCATTCGTTGTCACTACCATTGATCGATCGCTCCATCGTCATCAATATGCACACGCCGCCGCCGGATGTGCCAATCGATCGGCTCGACGAGTTCAGCCCGGTCTTCACTAAAACGCGCAAACTGATCTTGAGGTGGGCGCAGACGGTGCAGCTTAATCCAGACCCGGACACGGCCGGCCTTACTCTTCGGCCGGCGGATAACTGGCGCGTGATCTTCAGCATTGCGGACAGCCTGAGCGCCGGCGCGGAAGCGCGGGCCGCGGCGCTCAAGCTCAAGGCCAACCGTGCGGATGTGGACCCCGGTGTCGCTCTGCTCCAGGATATCAGGCGGGTTCTACGGCAACGCGTCGCCGACCGCATCGCGAGCGTCGATCTCGTCGCCGCCCTGCATGAGCTTAGTGATTACTGGGCGGACTGGAACGATGATCGGCCAGGACAGAAGCTGACGCAGGCGCATCTCGCTCGTCTTCTACGCGCCTTCCACATCAGATCTAAATCGATCTGGCCGTCGCAGCGAGCAGCGAACAGCCGGAGTCGGAAGGGTTACACGCGCGATCAGTTCGAAGATGCGTGGCGCAGGTACTGTCCAGAAGACGGCACAGCGGCACAATCGAAGAAAACCATAAGGTTAGTTGGGAGCTAATCCGGCACGGCGGGCGGTACACGGAGAAGCGGCATGCCTGTAGAGAATCCAGAGGTCGACCGTAAACGTGAAGAGGATAAGCGTTTCACCAATGAGGTCCACAAGCTCGCGGCGAAGATGCGGTCGGCCGGTCGCACGACCCAGGAGATCAATGAGATCATCAAGACGGCAGCGACCAAGGAGGTGCAGGAGTTTGTCCAGCGGCGGGATGCACAGGCGCCTAAGTGGAAGAACCAAGACGAGCGTAAGAGCATATACACCTCGGAGGTTCGCAATAATATCCTTGCCTTCGCATGGAAGACGCAGGGTCGGCTAGTAGATCAAGGCTTTATCTATAACAGTCGCGAGCTTAATGGGATGGTCAAGCGGGAAACCATCAATGAGTTTAAGCATCTGAAGCCGCCCCTCTCAAGCGGCGAGTATCACAAGACTATCAATGGCTCGTCTGAGAACACTTATGCACGCCCGCTCAAACTCCGGACGACAACCGCGCCTACGTCGATCAAGTCGAGCACCTGATCGAGTGGCACGTCTTAAAAAGACAATCGGCTCCTAAAAAGACTCTAGTTGCCTTAAAAAGACTATCCCGTCTATTTTCATCTCTTAAAAAGACTCTCCGCTGCGCTAAGCGTGGCTGCAAATATTCCCAGCAAATGATTTGTGTGGTTCATGCTCGTCCATGAACTCTCCTCTTCTTCTACGCGACAAGGATCTCGCCAAGCTACTCGCGATGTCAGAGTCCGAACTCTGGCGCCGACGGCGGAATGATCCTGATTTCCCGGTCAGCTTCCATTCCGGTCCTGGAATGCGCGTCACCGAGTACGGTGTCGCCGCTGCCTACGTCGCCATTCTGAAAGAGCGCGCCAAGAAAGGACTATCTGTCCCTGGCCGTCGCTCGCGCGGCCGTCCGCGGAGATCCGAAGCTATCCAATCGGAGGGCCGCGGCGGTGGCATCTGACGGCTTGGACATTCCGGCATTCTTGAAGATCCCGCCGGAGGAACGACGGGCGGCGTGGGAGACCTGGAAGGGATTCCCCGACCAGGGCAAGCCCATCCTCGATGACCGCGGTCCCGGCAGCGTTGCTCGCCGGCTTGGCTACACCGACGGCATCAACCGCACTTTCGTCGCCGAGCTCCAGGCTCGCGAAGCCGCTGAGCGTGTCCGCAAACGCCAGGAAGGTTTGGCGCGCCTTGCGGCATGGAAGGCCGGCCAGGCGGAGATCGCCGCCATCAAGACTCAGGCCCGCAAACGGCAATCGGAGTTTCAGAGTTCCGCGTAGCACGCGGATGCGTGCCGGAGAGCGCGACTTCTCCGGAATGCGCCCGGCGGGGTGTGAGCCCGCCGATGCGCAAATCCAGGATGGAAAGGAGGTGATGTGAAGATGGAAGTCCAAAACTTAATCTCGTGGGATGCTTTCGTAAAGCCCCCACACCCTGCCCGCCAGGCGCGTAGGCGCCTCAACGGCAGGCCGCATCCGAAGGGCGGTGGCACCTCGCACCAGGGAAGGACGTGGAAGGCACTAATGCGCCAACGTCGGGCCCTAGCGAGGGCCATGCATGATCAATGCAGCCCCTTCGTGAAGGCAGATGCAGAAAGCATCGGCTGGGAGATTATCAACTATATCGACCAGCTCGATCCGCGATGCCTGCATATGCTGCAGAGAGATTTCGCGACGTATTGGCGATTGAGTAATCGCTAATTCTCCTCGCGACGCGGCTGTGCACTCACCATAGCTGCGCACTCGCCAACAAGCTCTACCCGCCGACGGCCAGTGCGGTGCCGGCGGGCTCCTATGGAAACAAATTATGTCGCCCCTCCAAATAAGTCTTGAGACCGCGGTTGCGGGTCTACGGGCAGCGCTCGATTTCGAGATGCCCGATGCCGCCAACGTTACCGACAAAGTCTTCGACCAGATCGCGCACCGCTTGCGCCGCAATCCGCGCTTTGCCGGCATGTCAATCAACGAGATCGACCTGGTTCTCGCCGACGCTCGCCGTGAATTCGAGGTCGAGCTCGATCGGGCGTTCGACAGTGTTGAGCGTCGGCTTGTGCAGAGTTTCAGGGATGAGATCGGTTTCGGCGAGACCGAAGGAGAAGCTGCATGACCAGAATCATCCCAGCCGCCACGCGTAACACAGCGCCGCGGGGAGCGAAGACATTGATCCTCGGCCCGACCGGTGTGGGTAAGACCAGCCTCCTGCGCACGCTCGACCCGGCGACGACGCTCTTCGTCGACATCGAGGCCGGCGACCTCGCTGTGCAGGATACGGCAGTCGATACATTACGGCCGCGCACCTGGCCCGAATGCCGCGACCTGGCGGTCTATTTGGCTGGCGCCAGCCCCGCTGTGCCAGCCGATGCGGTCTACAGCGAGGCGCATCTCGATGCGGTGATCGACAAGTTCGATAACCCCGAGGGGCTTGGCCGATACAGCACCTTCTTTATCGACAGCATTACCGCGGCCGGTCGCCTGTGCTTTGCGTGGGCATCCCAGCAACCGGAAGCATTCTCAGAACGCTCCGGCAAGCGCGATCTGCGCGGTGCTTATGGACTCCATGCGCGCGAGATGTGTGCCTGGCTGATGCATTTGCAACAGGCCCGTCCGGTCAACATCGTTTTCGTCGGAATCCTTGAAACTGTCGCCGACGATTTCGGTAAGACCGAGTACCGGCTCCAGATGGAGGGCAGCCGCACCTCGCGTGAACTGCCGGCAATCGTCGACCAGATCATAACGATGCAGTGGGTGAAATTCGGCGATGACGCGCCGATCCGCGCGCTCGTCTGTACCTCGCCCAACCCTTGGCACTACCCCGCTAAAGATCGCTCCAGTCGGCTCCAGCAGATCGAGGAGCCACATCTTGGCAAACTGTTTGACAAGCTCACGAGGGCCGGCGGCGCCCTCGCTGTTGATCGTCCTGCCGCCAATCAACCTGAAACCACACAATGAGGTATCCCGCCATGGGAACATTTGACTTCAATACAGCTACCGAGCAGCAAGTCTTCGATCTCATTCCCAACGGAGAGATCGCTGTTGTCCAAATGCGTATCCGGCCCGGCAATGCCGGTGAAGATGGACTCCTCAAGCGGTCCAAGTCCGGCGAAGCCGAGATGCTTGACTGTGAATTTGTCCTCGTCGAAGGCAAATTCGCCAAGCGCAAGTTCTGGATGAATATGATCGTGTCCGGAGTCACCGACGGGCACGCACAGGCCGGCGATATCACCAGAAGCAAGCTCCGGGCGATCTTGGAGTCGGCCCGCGGGATCAAGCCGACCGATGTAAGCGAGGCGGCGAAGAAAGCCCGGAGCGTTGCCGGTTACGAAGACTTTGATGGCCTTCGTTTCATCGCGAAGATCGGCGTCGAGAAGGGTACCAATGGCTACAAGGACAAAAACGTCCTTGAGCTTGTCATTACGCCGGAAATGAAGGGGCTGGCACCAGGTCGAACAAGTCGACAAGGCAGCCGCGCCTTCGGCACCGGAAGCGCCCACAAGCAACGTGATCGTGAAACCAGCGTGGGCGTCGTGACTAAGCGCCGCAAGCCTCCGATCCGGCTACCGTCGCTGAGCGCCATCGAAGATGCTTGGCAACGACAGGCTACGAGGATCGCAATTGAGAAAGGCCGCGCCGTCATCACCGGCGGCGCGGTGCCTCCTATGACGCCGATCGGGCGCCTCTCAGATACCGAATGGGGTTGGATCGTCGCCTCGATCCTTTTCGGCTGGATCAGTGAGCGCGCGACGCAGGCGACGGCTAACGGGCTCCATACGGAAAAGACGATTCAGGACACCGGTATCGAGCCTTGCCCGTGGGACGCCGGCGCCATCGCCTGTGTCCTCCCGGAGCTCGCTGACGCGCCGGTCGACTGGACTGCACCACTCGCCCAGCTCTCACGCGACGAGATGATCACCTTCCTCGGCGCGGCTTACACGCTCATCGGCGAGGCGATGCTGGCGCGCGATATCGGTGAGAAGACGATCACCAAGAAATCTCCACCAGGAACGCCGGATGTGCCCTGGGACGATGAAATTCCTCCTCTCGCCTGAATGATGCCTCCATGCCCATCGATTTCAACCGCACCGAAGCATCCGCTGCACCAGCGAGCATCGCCATCAATGCCTTGCTCGACGCTGGCGCGCGTGCTGATCCGGAGCGGACCCGCAACTACCTAGGCGCCTCCGCTGTTGGGCATCCATGCATACGAAAGGTCCAATACGACTGGATGTGCGATCCAGCACACGCGACGCAAACGCGTGACATATTCGCCCGCGGGCATTTCTTTGAGGCGCAAAGCAAGACCCATTTCGAGAAGGCGGGCTTCCGGTTCGCAGACAAAGATCGACTCGAATTCGAAGCGATCGATGGCTGGCTCCGCGGCCACGCGGATGGAATCTTTCTCTCAGGACCGGAGATTCCTGGTACCGCTTACCCGTGCCTCTGGGAGCACAAGGCGATCAACGCGAAGGGCTGGAGAGATCTAGAGCGCGATGGGCTGGCGAAGGCGTACCCGCAGTATGCCGTCCAAGTAGCGCTCTACCAGTTCTATCTGGGCGTCGATACCAACCCCGCCATCTTCACCGCCACCAACGCCAACACGTGTGATCGGCTTCATATCCTGGTTCCGTTCGACATCGAACTCGCTGAAGCCACCTTCCAGCGTGTGCAGACGATTATTGATGCAACGAAGCGCGGCGAGCTTCTGCCACGCATGACGGACGACCCGAATAACTGGAAATGCCGCCTGTGCGGTCACAAGGATCGGTGCTGGAAATGATCGACGCCGGCGCCGCAGACAAGCTTGAGAAACTAATCAAGCTGCTCGCCTCCGATAAGGATGGT